AAAGTTACAGCAGAAGGAAAAGAATATGAATCTGTTGCTAAATCTGTTGTTCAACAAGAAACTCGTATTAATGCTGAATTACAAGAAAGAGAAGCTATTTATAAGCGTTTACAACAAGGTGCTTCCTTAACTTCTAGACAACAAGCAGACGCAAGAACTTCTTTAGCTGCTCAAAGAGAAACAGAAGGGATTGGTTTTAGAGGTCGAACAGTAAGCAGAAGAGGTTTCCAAAGATACCAAAGGATGAGACAAGGAAGAAGAGATAGAAGACAAAGACTCAATGAAAATTTAATGCTTGGTGCTGGTTTTCCAATGTTGTTTGGTGGTGGATTAGGAGGTATTGCTGGAGGTATTGGAGGTGCAGTAGCTCAAAGTAAAATGGGAACAAAAGGAGGTTTTGGAGCACAAATTATTCTTAGTGCTATTGGTCAAAAATTTGATCAAATAGTTGCTCAAATGGTTGCAAGTACAGCAAAGTTAGGAAAAGCAATGAATAAATATAGTTTAAATGTAGGAGAAGTTACTAAATCTTTAGGTGTAACAGGAACAGCTACAGAAGCTTATATACAAGAATTAGAAAAAGTAAAAGGGCCACAAGCCGCAATGAATGAAGCTATGGAACGATTAACAGGAATTGTTGGAGAAAAAGGAGTAAATAATTTAAAACAATTTGGACAAGCTTCTCAAGGTATTCAAAATATGATTTCAATTATTGTGACTAAAACAACAGCAGGATTAGCAGGTATTTTAAATCTTGCAGATAAATTTTTTAAAATTTCAGAAAATGCAAATAAAATGACTAGAGCAAGTTTTGATGAAAATTATAGTGATCCTAAACTAAGAAAATTACAATTAGATTTAGCAAATGTATCAGGAGGTAAAGGTGCAAGACAAAGCCAAACTAATAGAATTAAAGCCGAAATAGAACTTTTACGTCAATCAGCTTTTGAAAAAAGCCAACAAGGAATTGAAGGTGATACTGCAAATATGAGTTTAGAAAAAGAAATAGAAAATTTAAAACAAAGAATAAAATTAGGAGAAAAAAATGCTGCTATAGAAAAAGAAATTAATGAAATTATAAAAGAAAGAAATTTAGATCCAAAAAAAGATAGCGATATTATTGAAAGAATACGAGGAAATGTTGTTATAAAAACTCAATTAGAAGAACAATTAGCATTATGGACTCAAATAAAAGACACGATTGCAACAGGACTTACAAGTGCAATTGAAGGATTAATAGCTGGAACGAAAACACTAGGAGAAAGCCTTGCAAGTATTGCTAAGAGTATTGGAAGCATGTTGATTCAAGCAGGTATTTCAAGCTGGATTGGAGGAATGGGTGCTCCAACAGCAAAGTTTCCAACTGCTCCTGTTGTAGCAGCACAAGGAATGTATATGGCAAATGGAATCAAACCGTTTGCTTACGGAGGTGTTGCAACAAAGCCAACTCTAGGGCTTGTAGGAGAAGCTGGAGAAGACGAATACATTATTCCTGCATCAAAGATGGCTGCAAGTATGCAACGCTACTCAGCAGGTGCTAGAGGTGAAGCTGTAATTCCTGGCACTGGTTCGTCCCATATCGGTGCTGGTGGAGGAGCTTCAACTACTGTTAATTACTCTGGCCCTATATTGAACTTTAATTCTGAAGAGTTTGTTCCTAAGTCTGCTGTAGGTCAAATCATTGCAAGTGCTTCTGCTAGAGGTGCTTCTATTGGAGAAAATAGAACATTATCTACATTAAAAAATTCTCGTAGCAGGAGATCTGCTTTAGGTTTATGACCGTTATTGCTTTAACTACCTTTATTGAAATCTTTGATCCAAAAGCGTCTGGTTCTTATTTCGATCAAGTTATTTATAAATTTCAAAATAGCACTCCTAATTCAATCATTAGTGCAAATTTAGGCAGTATGGGGACAGCTAGTTATCCTTTCCTTTCTTTTATTTATCAAGGTGCTGCGTTAACAAAAACAGGAGACAATATTGAAGCAGGGTTATTTTTAGCCAATGAAGATTCGGATAGAACAGGTGTAGCAGGAGCTAATAAACTTTCCATGAGTTACGCTGCTGAAGCTGTAAAAAACAAGTGGAGTATTAAAGTTTATACATGCAAAATGAATAATACTTTTACTGCCTTAGATGGTTTACCTCTTGTTATTGATACTTGGTTAATTGCTTCGATGTCATACGATGCTTCTTCTATTGAAGTTTTATTATCTAGCGGTGTAGATGCTGTAGGAGGAAATACAGGAAGATACCTTACAACAGCTATTGCTGGATCGTTACCAGTTACAGGTCAAATATTTAGTAAGTGAAGCCTCATCAATTATTAGGTATTCCATATCGAATAGGGGCTGATCCTGTTAAACATAATGCGGCTGATTGTTTAAGTTTGACAAGAACAGTTTTAAATCATTACGGTATTAAAAGCCCTGCACCAACTAGGGATTGGTATAGAAGATTTAGAAAAAAAGATCAAGGAATTTTTAAAGAGGAGCTAAGTAAGTGGGGAATGCTGGTAACAACGGCTAAGATCGGTGTTGTAGCTCTTTGTTTAGGCAAAGACAGTTACGCTTTAGCTGTTTATTGGGAAGGCGGTTGGATCTCATTCGTAGAGCAGGAGGCAAAATGGAGTCCCCTAGAAGGATTGGGGGTTCAAGAGCTTTATTACCCTATGAAGCAGAACTTTGTAACGCATTAGGAATTAGCGAAAAAGAATATTTTGAATTTGTAGATTTAGCAGAAGCAGCTATTTATCAAAGGAAAGAAGGATATGAACTAATTCCAGAAATTTATGCAGGGCCAGCAGCTTACGCAGCTATTGGTTTAACTCTTACAAGTGCTCAAGCTGCAATTGTTACTCAAATAATTGTAGGAGTTGCATTAACAGCAATCTCATATCTGTTAACGCCTAAGCCTAAAACTCCAGAAACTCCTCCCCAATTAACTGTTGGTGGTGTTCAAGGTCGTAGTCGTTTTGCACCACAATCATCATTCGATTCAGTACAAGATTTAGCTGTTCTTGGTACGTTTATTCCTCTTGTTTATGCTCGAAAAGGAGTTCGTGTAAATAGTCAATTGCTGTGGTCATACATGAAGACCACTGGCATAGGAGAAATTCTTTCAGTTGTAACTTTGTTTTCTAATGGTCAACTAGGAAGTAAACCTTCCTTTGATTCTTTTGCATTAGGAACAACAATGTTGCAAGACTTTAGTAAAAGAAAATTAGCTTTATATTTTACAAAAGGTAGAGAATTTGAAAATAGAATTAATACTGTTAATGATAGATATGACGAAACAACTGCTCCTGATAGTCATAATTTATCTAACAGAGGAGAAGAAGAATTTGATACAGAAGATCCGTTTTCAATCAGAATAAAATCAGGAGGAGGTTCTACTCCTAATTTTAGGTTTAACAAAGGGTTTGCTTCTGTTAAAACTCAATCTTCTAAAAGTAAGTTTGGTGCGTTTGCACCTATTTCAAACGGTAATGCTTATAAAGTTCCTTGGGAATTAGTCATGTTTCCTAAAGGAATAAAAGACGAAGTTAGGAATGATAGTTTACAAAAATTACAAAAGATTACTCATAAATATCCTAGATACTCAGCTTTAATAGGTGGTTCGGAAGGTCAAGTTAGTTCAGTCAATGAAGATACAGTATTAACTTATCGAATTTACGGAGCACTTAAAGAACCAGCGTGGGAATCAGAAGGTGCAGGAAGCGGAGCAATAGACCAAGATAAATTTGCTCCTTGGGGATCTAAAGATGCAAAGTCAGCAGCAGATACTTCTAGAATTGAAGCTGATGAAAGATTAAGAATAGGTCAACAGTATTTAATTGGTACAGCTTTAGCTACTTGCACGTTAGAAACTAATGGAAATATTTGGGATTCTCATAATGCTTTTAGTAAGGATTATAAATTAACAATTGACGAATCAGGTTTAATTCAATATCAAACAACAAATAGCACAAAAGATCCATTTGATAGTCTTATTCTTCAAAAAGTTGCTGTAGGAGCTGTTTCAAATACTAGACAATGTGATTACACAGAAATAGGAATCAAAAGCAAAGTATTTAGAAAAATGAATGGAGCACCTAATGTAAACGCAATGGTTTCTAGGAGCAAAGTTGCTGAGTACGAATCAAAAAATGGTTCTATTTCTATAGGTTCAGTTAATAAATATATAAAAAGATTTAGTTTCTTTAAGTTCCAAATGAAATTGCAAGAAGAAAGCAATTCGGAATTTCAAGATGTTTTAGGTTCGGTTATATTAGGAGTAGAAGGTAATTCTCCATTAGAACAATACAACACAATAAGTATTAAAAATCAAGGGGAAATGTATGATTATAGGTTTGTACCTGTACCAGGAAATTATTTATTTACAGGTCAAAGTTCTGAAACTGTTTATATTTTGGGACATAATAATACAAGTAAAACTATAACTTATACAAACTTTGTTAAATCTGTAACTATTGACTTTAATGGAAACAGGTTAGTTGTAATAAAAAATACTGATCGCATGGGGAACCCTGAATGGGTTAGAGGTGGATTAGGTACAGGAACAATTGATCCTGACGATCCAACAAGTTCTCCTGTGGGAGGGCAAGTTGTAGGCTTAACATCCTCAAATGGTGATCCGTATAGTAATAACGAAGTAAAACCTACTCAGGGAGAGGAATATGTAACTCAAACTGGTTCTGATAATTCAGGAAATTATATAGGGAATGGCGAATACTATAGTCGTCAAAATGGAGTTGTAGCAATCAGATTCAAAGGTGGTTCTATAAGAGAAGGATATGACACTTGGGGAATGATTTATGGAGGAACAGAAATACCTGATGCTGTTTATATTGAAGGGCCAGCAGGTCGCCCTCCTACTGGAGATAGTTCATGGGTAACGGTAGAAGATGCTCAAGGTACAAGACGTAAATTCAGGCTTGGCAGCAAACAAGTATCTGTATCAGAAACAGAAAGCCATGAATTATGGTCACTAGAAAAACAAATTTTACAACCTGTAAATGTAACGATTACCACCTTCATAAGTAATACATCTGTAGTTAGTAAAACTTCTGGTGGGCAAGATCGAAATCCTAGCGGCTTAACTCTTTGGTGCGTTCAATATGCAAAATCAGGAGAACCTTCTTATATCGAATGGACAATTAGAAACCCTGGGGATCAATACGATACAGGCGATCAGATTAGGCTGACAAATGTAACTGGTAATCCTACAAGAGGAGTTATCGGAGATCAAGTAGCAGTTGAGTCCGATAACATAGAAATTGTAGATGAATCTAGTGGTTCAGGTGATAATCAAATTAGTAGAGATTATTGGTCTATTGTTAATACAAACCCAAACAATGCTATTGCAGATTATTACTTATATGATTCAGAAGATTCTAGTCATAGCAGTCAACCTGAGCATGAAATAGTATTTGTTAACGAAGTCAAAGAAGCAGATGATGAACAGCTTGTAAAGTATCCTGATTTAGCAATGGCAGGTTTAAGAATCCATAGCACACAAGAAATAACAAGTTTAAGTAATTTATCTGCTTTTGTAACAGATGGAATAAAAACCCAAAGATTAATAAATGATAGTGGAAACACTGTTTCTGAAACTATAGAAAAACAAAGTACAAATAATTTTGTAGAGATTGCTTATGATTTATTAACGAATGATGTTTATGGTGCTGCTGAATTAATAGGAACAAGAGGTGTTAATCGTAGCGAAATGATTGATGCTGCAAAATATTGTTATAAGAATGGGTTTACTTGGGACGGTGTTATTGATAAAAGGTTTAATTTAAGAGAATTTATTTTTGAACATGCAGCTTACAACTTATTAGATTTTAGTATTAAGGGAGGACAATTCAGTTTAAAACCTAGTTTTCCTGTTAATGATGATTTTTCTATTAATTATCAAGCAAAAGCAACGCCAAGTGGAGGAATTGATATAAAAGCATTGTTTAGTGATGGAAATATGCGTAATTTACAAGTTTCTTTTCTTTCTCCAGAAGAAAGAGAAATGTTTAAAGCAACAGTCTTATACCGAAAAGACAAGTCAACTTCTTTTCCTGAAACAAAAGTAAAAACTTTTGCTTATGATTACGACAATATTTCTCATGCAGAATTAAAGAAACTTCCAGAAGAGGTCTTTGATTTAAGTAATTGGTGTACAAATGATATTCATGCACAACAATTTGCTGCCATAGCATTAGCAACAAGAAAAGAGGTTGATCATGGTATTACTTTTGAAACAACTCCTACTTCTGTTTTAGGTGTTTTACCTGGAGATTATATTCGTGTTATTTCAGAAGTTACTCATACAAGCAGGTTTAATAATGGAAGTGTTGATAAAGACGGCTTTGTAACTTCAAGAGTTGCAATATCTGGAACAATTAATGTTTATTACTGGAAGCCTGGAAACTTGGGACAAGTTCAATCTGGTTCGTTAAGTGTTGGAAGCGATGGAAAAGTACAACAAGGATCTTTAATAGGTACGTTATTTGCTCAGATTGATACAACAACTGAGGATCGTTTATATAAAATTGAATCTCTTACTTATGGAGAAGAAGGGTTTATTAAGGTTGCAGCTAGTCATGCTCCTTTGACTTCTGACAATAAACTTGCTGTATTGTATCGAGCTGAAGAGGGTGCTAATTTAACAACATATTTCCCTGAGTTGGGAGCATAGTTATGCCACATAGTTTTCCTTCAATAAAGCCAAGTTCTAGAAGTTACAACCCTGGTGAGTATCCACAAACTAAGTTTGAAGCTCAAAATGGAGTTAAAACAATAATGAGATATGGAAAAAATAGAGTTAATGCCACATTGCAACTAGGCTTTTCTAATATTTCTGATGCTGATGCTGCTTTAATTTTAGCTAATTATGAAGATGTAAACTCTGACTGGGATTATGTGACGTTTTCTTCGGCCAATGGAACGGTAGGAGTAGGTAGCACAAGCCTTTCTAATTATTTTAAAGAGGCTGGATCAGGTTTAAAATGGCGTTATTCTGGCCCTCCAAATGTCACAAGCACCTTTAAGGGTTTAAGCAATGTAAGTTGTTCTTTTGTCGCTTGTCTCGATTCACCGTAGAATAAACGCAATGTTTTTGATTTAGGGCTGTGGCGAAGTATTTCAGTGGAAAAGACGGAAAGCTGTATGTAGGAGGAACTAATGTTGCTCAATTACAGAACTGGAGTTTTTCACAGTCAATGTCTGTACTTGAAATCACAGCAATGGGTGATACAGACAGAACATTGAAACCAGGAGTTAGAAGTTATTCAGGTAGTGCAAGAGCTTATTACTATACTGCTACTGCTGCTGGTGCTCCTAACGTAACTGATTTATTAACAGCAGCTATAAAAAGTAGTGGAACAGAATCAGACAAAGTTACGTTAAAACTTAGATTAGAAGAAGTATCAGGTTCAGATACAAATGCAAGAGATATTGAATTTGGTGCGTACGTTACATCAGTTTCTATGAGTAGTTCTGTAGGAGAAATTTCATCTGTTGATTTTAGTTTTGAAGTTGATGGTGCTCCAAGTGTTGACACTATTTCTACTTAATTGTGGCTGTTTATTTTGGACAAAATGGTGAGGTAGAGATTCGTAGAGATACGTTGTCATCTGCTATTCAAACAAAGTTAGATCCGCATGACGTAAATACAACAACTAAAAGATTTTCAATTGATCATTCTTCTGGTTCGTTAATTACTGGAGATCGTGTAGAGATTGCGACAGTTGATAAAAGCACGTTAGAGCTTGTAAATGGTCATAATCATCCAGATGGAAGTTGGTATATCCATGTTGATAAGATGGGTGGAATTAGATTATTTAATACGTTTGCGGCTGCAATATCAGGAAAAGAGTCAGATGCTCTAACACTTGTTACTCCTAGTGCTGCTAAAGAAGTAACAATTCAAACTGTCAACTCTAGATATAGACATTTAGCAAGAGTACAAGATTTTGAAATTACTACAAATAGAGATCAAATTGATTTAACTCCTTTAGGTGCTCAATTTAAAAAACAATATGAAGCAGGATTAATTAGTGGTCAAGGAACTTTAAATTGTTTGTGGGAACATAGTTCTAATCTTGCTGATGCAACACCTTCAACGCCTATAAATCCAGAATTTCCTTTTTATCTTGCTCAATTAATTATTCGTCTTCAACAAGGAGCAGATTTTGAAGGACGTTTTTATATCTATAAAGATACAAATGCTTCTGTTAATACTGTTTGGTACGAAGCTAAATGTGTCGTAACAAATGTTGCTGTTAGTGTTTCTGCAAGCCAAGAAATAACAACAAGAATTGAATTTATAACGAACGATGTCATTACATTAAATACAGGAGCAACACCTGGATACTTGTTACAGGAAGATGAATATAAGATTCTTCAGGAAGATCAAAGTCCCATATTGCTCGATCAGCCGTAATATATGTTCATTGGTTCTTAGTTAAGGGAAATGCCTGATCTTGAAATTAGTAATCTGCCAGCGTTAGCAGAAGCAGGTGTAGCAGCAACAG